TTGCGGCTGACCTTTCTGAAACATCGTTGGAAGCAGCGGTTATTCAGATTGCAGCTTGGACTGACGAACGTGGTCTGTTGATTGCAGCTCGTCCGAAGAAGTTGATCATCCCGTCGGCATTGCAGTTCGTTGCAACTCGTATTCTGGAAACGGAACTTCGCGTTGACACGGCAGACAACACGATCAACGCCTTGAAGAATAATGGTTCGATCCCCGAGGGTTACGCCATTAACCACTTCTTGACTGATACGGATGCTTGGTTCCTTACGACTGACGTACCCAACGGTATGAAACACTTTGTCCGTGCACCTTTGACACAGGGAATGGATGGCGATTTCGACACTGGGAACGTTCGTTATAAGAGCCGCGAGCGTTATTCGTTCGGTTGGTCTGATCCGCTTGGGATGTTCGGTTCGCCCGGAGCCTAAACGGTACGAAGAAAGGGGGTTGCAAAACCCCCTTTTTTATTTATACTAGGTGTATTCCGGGGTTAGCCCGGTGTATTAGACAGTCCCGGCTGACGACATGCAGACTAATACACCGATATCGCATGTGAGGATCTAATGGCGAATACAACCTTTAGTGGCCCAGTTACATCTGAAAATGGGTTTATAGGTGCGATTACTGGTAATGTGACCGGTAATGTGACTGGTAATGTAACGGGTAGTGTTACTGGCGCTTCCGCAAATTCTGAGCTTACCGCAGTCGGGTCAGTTACTGCTGCACAGTCTGGTACTACATTCTTTTTAAACTCAGCTACTGAGTTTGCAACCACACTCCCTGCCCCTGCTGCCGGTTTACGTTACACGTTCATCGTTAAAGCAGCTCCATCAGGTGCTAACTACACAATCGTTACGGCTTCTAGCGCCAACATCATCAAAGGTCAGGCATATCCGGCTTCTGGGGATGCGGGTGATACGGGAACTGCTGATGACACGATTAGTTTTGTAAGCGCCCAATCAGTTGCCGGAGACCGTGTAGAACTGTACTGTGATGGTACAAGCTGGTTTGCTTATGCGTACTGTGCAGTTGCTGCGGGTGTGACTTTCACACAAGCTTCCTAATAGGAGGTTCGCATGGCATCCATGCAATATGATGTCTTTGCGACCAAACCGCTAACATCTACTGGGGATTTTTTAAACCAGAACAACTTAGCGGTTCCTCGCGCAAGGATTAAGACAATCTACGCAGTAAATGGGACTGATGCTGGGTCTGTCGTTATTCGTGATGGCAGCTCTACAGGACCGGTTCTTCTCACGGTCAATACGTCTTCAAGTTCTACTGCTGGCTACACCATCATCCCGCTTCCTGGCGAAGGTATATTGGCTTCTACTGGGCTTCACGGCACGGTTACCAATACAACTTCGATGGTGATTTTCTATGGCTAAGACACCGGCTTGGCAACGCAAAGAAGGTAAAAACCCAAAAGGTGGTTTGAACGCCAAGGGTAGAGCTTCCTATAACGCTGCTAATCCGGGTAAGCCTGGACTTAAGGCTCCACAACCTGAAGGTGGACCTCGCAAGAAGTCATTTTGTGCCAGGATGACCGGCATGAAAAAGAAGTTGACTTCTGAAAAAACAGCCAACGATCCAAATAGTAGGATCAATAAATCTCTCCGTGCATGGAAGTGTTGAGATGGCGCAAGATAAATATGAAATGGTAAAAAACGTGGCAGATATTGTCTCGGTATTTGCCACTATTGGATCTTTTTTACAGGTGATTACGCCGTTTTTCGGGTTAATTGGTGCTATCTGGACATTGATGCGTATCGCAGAAATGATTACCGGCAAGCAGTTTCACGAGATTATTGGCCGAAAGAAAGGTGAATCTGATGCCAGCAGTCAGCGAGAAGCAGAGAAGGTTCATGCAAGCAGTAGCGAACAATCCGAAGTTCGCAAAGAAAGTTGATGTCCCTCAATCCGTTGGAAAGGAATTTACGATGAAAAAGATGAAAATGGGCGGTATGGCTGAGTCCAAAATGGGCGCTGTAAAAACTGCCGCTCCTAGCCGTGATGGTGTTGCTATGAAGGGTAAAACCAAAGGCACCATGATTACGATGGCTGGTAATAAAGGCATGAAGAAGGGCGGTAAGGTCAAGAAAATGGCTTACGGCGGGAAGTGCTGAGATGATGGCTTCACGCGGCATGGGGGCCATACGTGCCTCCAAGATGCCTAAACCTGTAACCAAACCTCGTCGGGACGATACTGACTTTACGATGTTTGCTAAAGGCGGTATGTCGCGTGTGAACGAAGCTGGCAACTACACCAAACCTGGAATGCGTAAATCGTTATTCAACAGCATCAAAGCTGGCGGTAAAGGTGGTGCGCCGGGGCAGTGGTCAGCCCGCAAAGCTCAAATGCTTGCCTTGAAGTACAAGCAGAAGGGCGGGGGTTACCGCGATTGAAGGCACCGCAGAAAAGTCTAAAAGACTGGACTGACCAGAAATGGAGGACCAAGAGTGGCAAACCTAGCACACAGGGTTCAAAAGCAACTGGCGAACGGTATCTCCCATCGGCGGCAATCAATGCTCTTACACCTGCAGAATACGCTGCGACAACAAGAGCTAAACGCGCTGGAAAACGCTCAGGTAAACAATTCGTCAAGCAACCAAAAGGCATTGCTGCTAAGACCGCGAGGTACAGATAATGGCTAAAAAGTTTCCTGATTTAACAGGCGATGGGGATGTAACCAGAGCGGACATCCTCAAAGGTCGTGGTGTAGAGGGATTTAAGAGCGGTAAGTTTATTCAAGCTGCGATTAAGAAACCGGGAGCACTTCGTGAACAGCTTGGTATTAAAGGTAAAAAGCCGATTCCTGCGAAGATGCTTGATAAAGCTACTAAGGCTCCAGGCAAACTTGGGCAAAGAGCTAGACTTGCTAAAACGCTTCGAGGGATGAAGTGACCACAACTTCAGGTACGACAGCCTTTAATCTCGATCTAAACGAGATTATTGAGGAGTCATTTGAGCGGTGCGGAATTGAGGTGCGTACTGGGTACGAACACCGTACGGCACGTCGTTCTATGAATTTGATGTTTACTGAGTGGGCCAACCGAGGGATTAACCTGTGGACGATTGAGCAGGGTCAGATTGCCATGACCACGGGCACAATTGTTTATAACTTACCAGTAGATACAGTAGATCTCATCGAGCAGGTTATTCGTACGCAGACTGGGATACCACAGACTGACATCAACATCAGCCGTATCTCGGTGGATACTTATGCCACGATACCAAACAAGAACGCTCAAGGTAGACCGATTCAAGTTTGGATCAACAGGCAGTCAGGGGTACTAACACCTACTGGGATTGCGTACCCTACGATTAACGTCTGGCCTGCGCCAGACCAAGACAATTACTACACTTTTGTGTACTGGCGATTGCGCCGGATGCAGGATGCTGGTGGCGGGGCCAATATTCAGGATGTGCCATTTAGGTTTATTAACTGCTTGGCTGCTGGATTAGCGTACTACTTATCGTTAAAGATACCCGAGGCCGCGCAGCGCATACCCATGCTGAAAGAGATGTATGACGAGCAGTTAAGGCTTGCGCTAGACGAAGACCGCGAGAAAGCACCGTTGCGTCTCGCACCACGGCAGTTGTTCTACTGATATGCCTAATCGGTTTGCATCAGGTAAGTGGGCAATATCGCAGTGCGATAGGTGTGGCTTTCGGTACAAACTGAAAGAACTTCGTGAGATTGTTATTAAGACTAAGAACGTTAATATCTTAGTCTGTCCTACGTGTTGGGAACCCGATCAACCGCAGTTGCAGCTTGGTATGTATCCTGTGGATGACCCACAGGCATTGCGTAATCCCCGTCCTGATACGACATATCGCGTTGCAGGTTTAAATGGATTGCAGATCAACACAACGACTACGCAACTAGGTAGCGGAGATCCCTCTGGAGGTAGTAGAATTATCCAGTGGGGATGGGCACCTGTAGGTGGGGCAAGATCCTACGACACAGGACTAACGCCGAACAATCTTGTGCTGGGCATCACGCTAGGCACTGTTACTGTGAACGTCACATAGGAGCCTATGATGGACAAGAAAGACTTAGCTCAAGACAAGAAAATGGTTGCTGGTGCTGTGCATAAGCATGAGAAAGCCAAGCATAAAGGTCAGCCACTGACCAAACTTCGCAAAGGCGGTAAGACTAACGCCGAAATGAAAACGTTGGGTCGGAACATGGCGAAGATTGCTAACCAGAAGTCACCTTCCTTCAAATACAAGATGGGGGCAAAATGAAACACAGCAAAATGCCAACGCCTGTGCCTGTTAAAGACACGCACAACGGTTATCCCAACAATGTACCTAACACCCAAACAGTAAAAGTCCGAGGAACCGGATGTGCTACAAAGGGTACGGGTGCTTCTAAGAAGATGGGCTAATGAACTACTCGACCCTTTTTTCGACGATTCAAGGCTATTTAGAGAACGATTTCCCATCGTTTACTGGTGCTGATTCGTCTGGGTCGGGCACAGCTACGCTGACTGCTAAGCAGCAGATCGATACGTTCATTAAGCAAGCTGAACAACGAATTTACAACTCAGTTCAGTTCCCGCAGTTTAGAAAGAACCAAACAGGCACGATGACCGGGGGTAACAAATACCTTGCTATGCCTACTGATTTTTTAGCGGTTTATGAGTTAGCGGTAACTAATCCGACAACGAGCGAGTATGAGTACTTACTCAATAAGGATGTTAGCTATATTCGCGCTTCGTATCCCAATCCAACAACGACTGGGATTCCTAAGTATTACGCGCTTTTTGACGAAAATACGTTGATTCTTGGACCTACACCTACTTCAAACTACGCTGTAGAGATCCATTACTTCTATTACCCAGAGTCAATCACTACAGCAAACACGACTTGGCTTGGCGATAATTTTGATTCGGTGCTTCTCTATGGTTCTTTGGTTGAGGGTTATACCTTTATGAAGGGTGAGGCTGATGTTATTGCCAATTACGCCAAACGATATGAAGAAGCCATGATTCTTGCTAAGCGTCTTGGTGATGGTATGGACCGCCGCGATGCTTACAGGTCTGGTCAGGTCAGGATGTCGGTGAACTAATGGCCTTTACTGGAAACTACACATGCAACTCCTTCAAGCAGCAATTGTTTGAGGGAGATTTTGATTTTTCTTCGGGTACGACACAGACTTTTAAAATTGCGCTGTACACCAACAATGCTACGCTTGACCAGACTACTACGACTTACACGGGTACGACTGGCGAGGTTGTGGCTACAGGTTATACGGCAGGAGGAGAGGCTATCACTCCTTCACTTGCTATTGATAGTTCCACAGGTATTGCTTATATTGACTTTTCTGACGCTTCTTGGAGTGGTGCTTTTACTGCTAGGGGTGCTTTAATATATAGAGTTACAACTGGAAACCCCGCAATCTGCGTATTGGATTTTGGTTCAGATAAGACTTCGACAACTACGTTTGTCGTTGAGTTTCCTCCCAATACCAGCACCGGCGCACTAATAAGGCTTGCATGATGGGCACTCCTGTTGGATTTTTCTCCGAACCACCGACTGTTGTAATTGCTCCAATTCCGCCCAAGGATGATGAAACTTGGGTTGCTGCTGAAGAAGTGGAGATGGAGGGGTCGTTAAATATAGACTTGGAAGTTCTTAAAACTAACGTAGCACACAACATCAAATTAGGGTTTCAGCAAATTGCTCCCCATCCTACGAACGATGTTGAGGTCATGATTGTTGGAGGCGGACCCTCACTTGCCGAACATATAGGCACAATCAAACAGCTACGGCAACAAGGCGTAAAACTTATTACGTTAAATAATGCGTATCAATTTTGTATTGATCACGGTCTTCTACCTTCTGCTTATTTTATGGTTGATGGTCGTGAGTTCAACAAACGCTTTTTAACATCGATCATTCCGACCTGTAAGTATTTTCTTTCCTCACAGTGCCACCCGTCTGTGTTTGAAGGTATGCCTAAAGAGCAGACTTATATTTGGCACACCAGTGCAGAAGAGATTCAAGAGATTTTGGCAACCGAATACAGAAATTGGTATGCGGTGCCTGGGGGTTCGACAGCATTGCTTCGAGCCATCCCTATGTTTAGAATGTTAGGGTTTAAGCGGTTTCACATCTTTGGATGCGACTCCTGTTTAGAAGACGGTAAGCATCACGCTTACGCGCAAGCAGAAAACGACGGTCTTCCTGTTGTGCCGGTAAAAGTTGGTGGAAAGCTCTTTTACTGTCATCCTTGGATGGTCTCGCAAGCAAGGGAGTTTATCGACCTGATTAAGTTCATGGGTGATGTCATGGAGCTTCAGGTTTACGGTGGGCTTCTCCATCAAATTTTAGTGACTGGGGCGTCAAACGCCGATATTAAGGAGTATTGAAATGGCCGCTTCCGCATGGCAACTCTACAACGACGCCAAACGTTATATTGGCAATGGAACGATTCAGCTTGGTGTTAACAACTTTAGGATGGCGCTTTTTACAAGCGCAAGTAATACCTCAACGTTTACGCTGAGTACCTTTGGTTCACTGACTAGCGAGATTGCAGCTACTGGGGGTTATGTCTCTGGTGGTAAAGCACTCGTACCGGCGACGGGGCAGTGGACAACTGGAGCGTCTGCTAAGCAGATGAAGTTTACTTACTCAACGATTGGACTGACATTCACGGCTTCTGGTGCTTCGTTAACCAACGTTAAGTATGCTGTAATTTTCCAATCGGCTGCTACGTTAGCCAACGGTAAACTTGTGTGCTTCTGCCAGCTTTCTTCGACTCAGTTTACGGTTTCTTCCCCCAACACGTTGACGGTGCTTCCTGCTGCAACGGGTGTGTTTACCCTCACCTAAACTAGGGGGTCGCGGTGGCGACTACTGAAACAGGCTGGGGCCGAGGTAGTTGGGGGTCTTATGGCTGGGGTGTTGGGATTCTCATCACCCCGGATACCGGCTCGCTTGTTGTTGCTGGTGCTGCCCCGTCAGTAGTTCGTAGTAGTGTCATAACACCTGGGACTGGCACGCTATCTTTAGCGGGAGTTACGCCGTCTGTACGCACAGATTCGTTTATAACTCCTGCAACGGGGGCGGCGACTTTTGTTGGCGCTGCGCCATCTTCATACACCTCCATACCAATAACAACTCAAACTGGATCAGCCAGTTTTGTTGGAGTTGCCCCCGAGTTATTAACAGACTATCGAATACAACCTGCATCAAATGCGCTAGCGTTTACAGGTGCAGCACCTTCCTTAGCTACTACTGCTAGCCCTGCTGTTGGGGCGGCAACTTTTGCTGGTATTGCGCCGCTTGTTGTTACTGGGGTTGTCATTCAACCTGCTACTGGGGCAATAACTGCAACGGGTGCAGCACCAGAAGTTCGTACAGATTTCTTCATTACCCCAGCGGTTAATGATCTGGTGTTTGTAGGAAATGTACCTGAGATTGAAAGAAGTTCAGTTCTTACCCCACAGACAGGGTCGCTCTCACTAGCGGGTGCTGCTCCGACGATACTTGATGGGCGTGTAGCTATCCCTGGTACTGCGGGCCTTATTGCCGCAGGTACTGCTCCAAGTCTAACTGCTACGGTTCAACCAAATACGGGTGCGGTAGCGATTCAGGGGTATGCTCCGACATCAAGTACAGGACAGGTTGTAACGCCTACGGGAGGCGCGACTATTGTAGGGTCGGCTCCTAGTGTTGTTGTCAGCGGTATTGTTGTTAATCCGGCAGCAGGTGCCCTCAACATCACAGGCGCAGCGCCGAGTATTCTTAGAGGTTTAGTAGTACAACCGGCTTCTGGCGCATTGAGTTTAGTAGGTAGTGCGCCTACAATTAACAATCCAAACTGGACGCCGATTGACGATTCACAAACACCCAATTGGCTACCCGTGGCTGCGTAGGAGTAATAAATGGCAAGCACATATTCCAATCTTAAATTTGAACTGATTGGGACCGGCGATCAGTCTGGTACGTGGGGAACAACCACCAACACCAACCTGGGCACTGCAATTGAGCAAGCCCTTGTTGGCATGGCTACGATCAGTAGCGGGTTTGTTACTAACTCCCTGACGCTTACGCTGACTGATACCAACGCTGCACAGAACGCTCGTGCGCTGGTTTTAAATCTTACGCAAGCATTGTCAGGGGCAGGAACTCTTAACGTCCCAGCTATCCAGAAGCCTTACATGATTATCAACGCCACGGGTCAAACCGTGACAGTCAAGGTGACGGGACTTACAGGCGTTGCTGTTCCAAATGGCACAAGGGCTTTCTTATATAACAACGGTACAGATGTTGGTGAGTTTTTTAATTACCATTCTTCTTTAACGCTGGGCACGGCGCTACCGATTACTTCAGGTGGCACAGGCACAACGTCTACAACTTTTGTCAATTTAGCCACGAACGTCACGGGCACGTTGCCAATTGCTAACGGCGGCACAGGCACGACATCAACTACCTTTGTTAATTTAGCCACGAACGTCACTGGTACGTTACCTGTCGCTAACGGTGGTACGGGAGGCGCGACTCAAGCTGCGGCTCGCACAGGCATTGGTGCAAGTACCGTTGGTTCTAACTTCTTTACGCTGACCAATCCTTCTGCAATCACCTTTCCGCGAATGAACGCAGACAACACGGTGTCTGCACTTACTGCTGCGGACTTCCGCACAGCTATTGGGGCTGGTACAGGGGCAGGCACTGTTACAAGTGTTGCAACCACAGGTACGGTCAACGGTATTACGCTAACCGGCGGGACGATTACCACTTCAGGAACCATAACGCTAGGCGGTACGCTTTCGGGAGTAAGTCTTTCCACTCAAGTGACGGGAACGCTTCCAGTTGGTAATGGTGGTACGGGAATTACCACAGGAACTTCAGGTGGGATTCCTTATTTCTCAGCAACCAATACGATTGCTTCGTCTGCCGCACTAGCTGCAAATGCAATTGTTTTAGGTGGTGGTGCAGGTGTCGCTCCTGCCACAACAACCACAGGTACGGGCGTAGTCACAGCCGTTGGTAACGCAGTTAATACCACAGGCGGTATAGTTACACAAAGTGGAACGCTTGCTTCTAGTGCGCTTTTATTGGGTGGTGGTGCGGCTACAGCCATTACTTCAACCACTACAGGTACAGGTGTCGTCACAGCCGTTGGTAATGCAGTTAACACCACAGGTGGCTTAGTTACACAATCAGGTACTCTTGCTGCTAATAACATTTTGCTTGGTGGGGGCGCAAGCACTGCTATTTCCTCGTCAAGTCTTTTATCCACTTCTGCTGCTGTAACTTCAGGCACCTATATCAAGTCAATTGGTTATGCCGATACGGTTGTAGCCCTGGGGAACACAGGCACAGCAATAAATCTGGATGTTGTCAGTGGTGGTGTATTCACGGCAACGCTGACAGGAAGTGCAACAATTACACTGCGTTACCCCGTGTCTTCTGGGTCTTCTTCGTTTACACTCATTCTTACAAATGATGGAACCGCAGGTCGCACAGTAGCATGGGCTGGTGGTTCGTTTAAGTTCCCTGGTGGTGCAGCGTCTTTGTCGCGTACGACAACGGCAAACGCAGTGGATATTTGGGTCTTCTTCACGCCGGATGGCGGGACGACTTGGTATGGCAATATTGCCATGAAGAATATGACAGCCTAATAGGAGTAAGAAAATGGCTTTAACCGCAGAACAGCAAGCACAAGTTGACGTTCAATTAGCCGTTGAAAACGCACGACATGCCAATCAGATGCAAGCCGAGGCAGTTCGCGTAAAGCTTGAGGCAGTTCGTCTGGCGAAAGAAACGCTAATTGAGAATGCTCGCAGCAAACCTGTAGACGCTCGTGATGTATCAGCGGCTGATATTCAAACTTTTGCTCAAACGCTTGTGTCTTACGTTAACGGATGATTCAGGGTTTTGCGTACTTCCCTGCCATCGTCTACCGCGATGAACATCCTGAGTGGGTTGATTATGCGTTAAGAGTGTCTCAAAAATACTTTGACGCGCAAACCAGTCAGGGTGCCATGTGTCAAACAGGTCATATGGGTAGCGATCCTGAGATGAAGTTTTTAACGGATTATTTGCTGTCAACCAGCCATGACATTCTGGCGGGGCAAGGCTACGCAATGGATCGCTATGAGCTTTATGTTTCAGGTTTGTGGGGTCAGGAGGTAAAAGGACATGGTGGCACAAATGTGCATGTGCATAAACACAGCCAGCTTTGCGGATGGTTTTTCTTAGAAACCCCTGAAGGCGGGTCATATCCTGTGTTTTATGATACTCGTGCTAACAAGCAAATGATTGAGCTTGACTTTGCGCCAAGCAATGAAGTGACTAACGCAACTTCAACTATCCATTTCAACAACATCATCCCCGGCACGATATTGCTAGCCAATTCATGGATGCAGCATCAACTAACCCCCAACATGACAGATAAGCCAACCAAGAGCATTCATTTTATTGTTTCACATAGGGATAAGTCATGCAGTACTTGTTGACACCTTATGCCGAAACAGTTGAGCCTTTTGTTTGGTGGGAAGGCGCATTTAATGATAAAGAACTTGATTTACTTCAAGAACGAGCTATCAAAGCTGATCAAAGAGCGCAAGTTGGTGGCAATCCCGATGCAGAGCATTTGGCAAAAATTAGACGTTCTCATATTTCATGGATAGGCTGTAATGACGAAACGCGTTGGGTGTTTGATAAGTTAGCCCATGCTGTGTCATCACTCAATTCACAGTTTTATCGGTTTGATTTAACAGGGTTTGGTGAACCCTTGCAGCTTACAAACTATGATCAGTCTGAAAACGGTATGTATGGTTGGCATCAGGATTACGGTGGTAAACGCGGTGTAAGTAGGAAGCTTTCAGCAGTGCTTCAATTGACTGACCCCGCTCAGTATGAAGGCGGTAATCTCCAAGTAATGACAGGGGGTCAGCCAATGAATGTACGGAAACAGCGTGGACTTATCGCTGTTTTTCCTTCATACCAACTTCATCAAGTAACACCCGTGACGCAAGGCAGTCGTCAAAGTCTTGTGGCATGGCTTTCAGGACCAGCATTTCGATGAATATTGAGTACAACGGATTTATTGGTATTTATAACGATGTGTATCCTGAAGGATATTGCCAACACTTAATTAGTGAGTTTGATCGTTTAGAAAAAGATAGTGTAGGGTCCAATCGTTGGCAATCCGAAAAAGCTTTAGAATCTAGAAAAAATGATTACCAGATTGGCTTAGATTTACGGGGCCATAGCACTAATGACTTTCAAGATAAACGTATTGTGTCTATGTTTTTTGATGGTTTACAAGTTTGTTATGACGAGTACACACGTAAATTTTCAAGCCTCAAAGATGGAAAAATTCGTGCTAATGTGATGAAAATGCAGCGCACTCCTCCTGGTGGTGGCTACCATGTTTGGCATGGGGAACAAGGCAACGGAGATCATACAGGGCGGGTGCTTGTTTATATGCTGTACCTCAACACGTTAACGCAAGAAGAGGGTGGCGAAACAGAATTTTTGTACCAAAGGCAGAGATTTAACCCAACTAAAAATCAAATGATTTTATGGCCTGCTTCATTTACTCACACTCATAGGGGCAATACTGTGCTTGGGGATTGTTCAAAATATGTCGTAACAGGGTGGTTTTATTATGACTGAAGCGATTACAAACCCAGAACAGTTTGAACGGTTTGGTTGTGTGCTGGTCCAAGAATTTTTAGACCCAGTAACAACACAAACAATTTCAATGTATTTAGAAAACAAACTTCGTAGACAAGAATGGCAGGCAAGTTCAGAAAATCCTACGACCGAACTCGCATATTACGCCGATCCGCTAATTGAAACGGTGTTGTTAAATAGTCTTCCTTTGGTGTCTGAGGTGTGCGGTAAGGAGCTTTACCCAACCTATTCTTATATGCGTGTTTATCAGCCTGGGGAAGAGCTTGAGCCGCATGTTGATCGTCCATCTTGCGAGATTAGCGTTACAGTCAATGTTGCTTCAAAAGGTCGCCCATCCCCAATATGGATGCACTATAAAGATAATGAACCCCATTCATTTACACTCAATCCAGGTGATGCGGTTATATATAAAGGCTGTGAAGCAAAGCATTGGCGTGATACTTTTAAGCGCGATCAAATGAATGTTCAATTTATGTTGCACTATGTTGACACTGCTGGACCACATGCGGATAAACGCTTTGACGCTAGGTCTGGTCTAGGTTTTCCCTCTACACGGAGGTCATAATGCCTGCTGGTACACCTAAAGTCACGATGTTTGGGGGTAAGTCTATTGTCCCCGGCGGGAGCCAAACATTTAATAGTCCAGGAACTTTCACAGTACCTGTAGGGGTTACAAAAGTTTCTGCTACTGGAAAAGGCGCAACTGGAAACGCAGGTGCGTCGGGGAACCCTGGTAACGCTGGCGGCGGGGGCGGGGGCGGGGGCGGGGGGTTTTGGACTCCTGGGTGCGGAAGAAATTCGGGTGGAAATGGTGGAAACGCAAACCCCGGAGGTTCAGGCGGGACTGGTAACGGGTATGCTTGTAGTCCCTCCCCATCAGGTTCTTCGGGTTCTGCCGGTACTAGTGGTAATACCGGAGCTGCTGGTAATACCGGAGCTGCTTCTACTGTTTTTTCTCAAAGTTTTCCAGGTGGAGCTGGAGGTAATGGGGGTAATGGAGGTACTGGAGGTGCTTCCACTGGTAATGGGGGTAATGGAGGGCGAGGACAACCGTTTAACGGTAATACTTCTGGTGGTAGTGGAGGTACAGGTAATTATTCAGGGGGCCAAGGGGGTCTTGGAGTTTATTTTAGATCTGGTGGTGGAGGTGGGGGTGCTGGGATATATGGAGCCGGTGTTGCGCCACCCCCTAGTCCTGTTTGTGTTGTAGGATGCCCCGGTCCGGGTGGTCCTGGGTTCGGTGGTCCTGGGGGAAGAGGTTCAAATAGTGGTGTTGGGGGTAATCCTGGCAGTCCTGGTTATTGTGGTGGTGGAGGTGGTGGTGGAGGTGGTTTTGGACCATCCGCTGGGTGTTACTATAATGTGGCTAGTGGTGGTGGAGGGGGTGGTGCTGGTAGCCAAGGAAATGGTGGAAATCCTGGAAACCCTGGAGCTGCTGCAAATCCAACAACTTACAATTGTATATCTGTTTCTCCTGGGGCTAATTACCCAGTTACGGCAAACGGACCTATAACAATTTCATGGAACCCACAATGAATCCCAAAATGAAACAAATTGAAGCCCAAATGCAGCTTGAAGCAAGATTGGGGGATTTAAATCGTGCCCGTTCAGTTACAGTTGGAACGGCTTTTGGGGGTATTACTGAAATCTCCATGAGAGCTAACAATAGGTATTTGTGGTGCATTTTACAACCAGTAGAAGTTATTGAATTTATCCATCAACTAGCAGCAAGTGTTGGATGCCATATACACATTCAACCAAGAAAAGATTTTTCGAGTTGGCGGGATTGGAAATACACGGAAGAAGAACTTGCACATTATCGAGGCGAGCAACCCGGAGAGTGGAGGCGTGCTGAAGGATTTGCGCCTTTTCCTAAAGGTTGGCATGAGAACCAGCAAACGGCAGCAGCATTACCCGTCCCGGAGAGACAACCTGGGTTAAATATTGAAAGGAAACAAAATGAGCCTGTGGCAACTAAAAAAACTGTCAACCGGCGAAGCACTAAACGAGCCGCAACCACTACCTGAAAATTGGGGGCCGATCTTCGGTCTTCATGGCTTTGCGGATCGGTTAGGTGATTTGTCTTGGTTGGGTGAAGCCTATAACGACCAAGGTTGGATTCAGGTTGGCGAAGCACCACCCCCTCCAGCCGTAGCAACCAAAGCGCAGCTTGAATGGGATCGCGCTAAAAAAATGCTGCAAGAGTCGGATTGGTCAATGCTGCCTGATGTGCCGATGACTGCTGGTGATAAAGCTGCGTGGATTGAGTATCGTCGTGGGTTGCGTGAAATTAGGCTTCAAGCAGGTTTTCCTGACGATATTATTTGGCCTATAAGACCATTATAAAACCATTATGAAACAACCTTTAATTACGCTTGCAGCAATTAGTAATGTTTTTTGTCGTTTAATGTATTTTCAAGATGAGGGTGATGTAGAACATGGGCATTGCCATACATATGACCATTTAACTTTATTAAGTAAAGGGCGCGTTCTGTATGAAACTTTAAATAACTTAGGAGAGGTAACACACCAAAAAGAGTTTGTTGCACCTGGGTTTATTTTGGTGAAAAAAGACTTACAGCATCGTATAACAGCTTTAGAGTCTGACACGGTATGTACGTGCATTCATGCTTTACGAACAATAGACGAAGAAATTATAGCCCCTGATTTTTTAATTGAACCTTTATTTTCTTCAAACAGAGGGGAAGTAAAAAATCTAATTAGAGAGAAATTTGGAAAGGATTGGAAACCTTTAGTTTACTCAAGTGAAGTATTACAAAATTCGGTTTAACAAAAGCCGAGGTCAGCCAGGGCGAGGGAGCATAGAGCATGTCTGGCGGGTCTTTGAGAATGGGCACGAACACCTTGCACGACATTTGCAGATCAGAGTGCCGACTTGGAGCGAGTTGGATACCAACGGTCAGGATTACAACATTGCTTGTCGAGGTAAGATGCTTTGGTTTGCCGACACCGACACCGCAGTAATTGTGGAGGAATAAATGGCTTGGTCTGATGTTCTTAAAGCAATTATCCCCATAGTGGTAGCCGCACTTGCTTGGCTGCTTGGTCAAGTGGCTAGTTTTAGCGAACGGCTTACTAAAATTGAAGGGCAAATGCCAGCACTAATTACCCGTGAAGGTGTGCCGACTGACTCTCCCATAAGTGCCGAGAAGCGTGCTTTGCAGAAAGAGCAACTCATGCAACACATCAACGAACTTCAGGTCAAAGTCAGGCTGCTTGAGGAACGTGAAAAGATGGGGAGGAAGTAATGTTTGAGCTGCTAGGTGGTGGTTTGCTCGGCTCTATCTTCGGTGGCATCTTTCGGCTTGCGCCTGAAGTCCTCAAGTTTTTGGACAAAAAGAACGAGCGTCAGCACGAGTTAAGTATGTTCCAGCTCCAGACCGATCTGGAGAAGATGCGGGGTGAGTTCAAGATGGAGGAGAAGTATGTTGACTACTCTATCCAGCAGATGGACACCATTAAGGAAGCATTTAAGGAACAGGCCCAGACCGCAAAAGAGGCTGGCTGGTTCGCTAGCTTTATCACTGCTGTTACCCGCCCCGGTCTTACTTGGATTGCATTTGGCGTATACGTGGCTGTCAAAGCTGCTGGGCTAACGATTGCTTTTCAGACCAACGCTAACTGGGCTGAAGTCCTAACCAAAAGCTATGACGAGGACGACTTCGCCATGCTGAACATGATGTTAACGTTCTGGTTTGTAGGACGGTCTATTGAGAAGTACAACAAATCGTGAAAGAGGCAAAGAAGCTTTGCAAGGATGTACTGATCAAGCCCTTTGAAGGGCTAGCAAAGCGTTTGCCTGACGGGCGAGTAACGGCTTATCCTGACCCCGGAACCCGTGGGCATCCTTGGACAATCGGTTGGGGAGCCACTGGCCCTGAGATTAATCCCGGCACAATCTGGACGATTGAGCAGTGTGAGGATGCACTGGATCACCACGTTGAATACTTTCTCAGGGGGCTTTTTAAGATGTCCCCCAAACTTCAGACTGCGTTGCCAAGACGCATTGCCGCCGTGACAAGCTGGGCTTACAATTGCGGATTAGGGAACTATCGGGTTTCCACGTTCAAAAAGCGGATAGATGCGGGGGATTGGGATGGTGCAGCCGATCAATGCCTTCTCTGGAATAAAGCTGCGGGTCGGGTTCTCCCTGGTCTTACGCGCCGCAGGGCGGCAGAAGCTGCATTGATGAGGTGACAGATGCCATTCCTCAAACTCAATTTTCGTCCAGGGGTCAATAGGGACCAGACCAGCTATTCTGGCGAAGGTGGTTGGTATGAGTGCGACAAAGTACGGTTCTTCTCAGGCTATCCACAAAAACTAGGTGGGTGGGAGAAGGTAACACCTTATTTTTTCTTCGGGGTGTGCCGACAGCTATTTAACTGGATCACTTCATATAGTGACAACTTACTGGCGCTTGGTACAAACAACCACGTTTATATCGAGACTGGTGGGCAGTTCTATAACATCACCCCACTGCGGGACACAGCAACATTAACAAATCCGTTCACAGCAACTAACGGTTCTTCAACAATTACCGTAGCGGATACAGCACATGGTGCTGAGACTGGAGATTTTGTTACTTTCAGTGGGGCCACAGGACTAGGTGGCAACATCACTGCTGATGTACTTAATCAAGACTATGAGATTACAAAGGTCGATGCTAACTCCTACACGATTCAAGCACGGTCCCCTACTAATCTCAACTCCGTCACACTAGTAACCGCAAACGCGACGGATGCTTCTGGCTCCCCTGGGGGTGGTACGGTCACTGCCAAATATGGCGTAGCTTCTGGGTATTCATCAACCGCGTTTGGTTATGGTTGGGGTACAGGTCCGTGGAGTACGAGTCCTTGGGGGTTAGGTACGTCCGCTCCGATTGCGCTGCTTCAACGTGATTGGTGGTTTGATAATTTTGACAATGACCTTGTGATGAATATTCGCAAGGGTGAGATTTACTACTGGGAGCGAGGCTCACTTACTAGCCCGTCTACGGCACTCAATACACGGGCGGTATTACTCTCCTCGCTCACAGGTGCTAGTGACGTGCCAAATGCGGCTATGCAGATACTTGTCTCTCAAAACGATAAACATCTCTTAGCTTTTGGGTGTCAGCCTTATGGCGGCACTTCGACTGATTACGATCCCTTGCTTATTCGTTGGGCAAACCAAGACGAGCCGCAAAACTGGACACCATCAAGCGCAACCTCTGCTGGATTTATACGAGTATCGCGTGGGTCTGAGATTGTCCGTGCGTTTGCAACACGTCAAGAGATCTTAGTCTGGACAAACTCTAGTTTGTATTCGATGCAGTACCTTGGTACAACTGATGTGTTCGGTCTCCAAGAACTTGCCGATAACATTTCGATCATCGGGCCGCGTGCAGTAACCACGGCTAATAATGTCACCTACTGGATGGGGCAGGATAAGTTTTACGTCTATTCCGGTCAGGTGCAGACACTACCTTGCACACTGAGGCAATATGTTTTCCAAGATATCAACATTAATCAAGCGGATCAGATTGTTTGTGGGACGAACGAAGGGTTCACCGAAATCTGGTGGTTCTATCCGAGTTCAGCCTCCAACTGGAACGACAGGTACGTCATCTTCAACCACTTAGAAAACGCATGGTATTACGGCAGTATTGTTCGTACGGCGTGGCTTGATACTGCTTTACGAGGAAATCCCTTAGCTTGTAGCACAGGGGAGAATGATGCCGTAGGGTACGAGTACGAGCATGAGTTAGGCGTTAATGACGACAACGCTCCTATGGCGTCTTTCATCCAGTCTTCTGATTTTGACTTGGGTGACGGTGAACAGTTCATGCTTACCCGCCGTTTGTTACCAGACTTTAATTTCACCGAATCGACAGCCACCTCACCCACCGTGACGATGACTATGCGTCCTAAGAGGTTCTCAGGAAGTGCTTACGTCAATACTGCATCCGATACTCAAAGTGTTATTTCTAGCAGTGCAACGATTGACCAATACACAGAGCAGGTGTTTATTCGTGCGCGTGGTAGACAGATGGCGCTTAAAGTTGAGTCCACAGGTGAGGGGGTGCAATGGCAGTTAGGTTCGCTTCGACTTGATGTAAGACCGGACGGTAAGAGGTAAGCATGGCGCTTGTCGGCTTCAAAGCCCCGGCCCTCCCACTGCCTCCTCCGCAATATGATGTACGGCAGCAAAATGAGCTTAATCGTGCGCTGCGTCTGTACTTCAACCGGCTTGATTCTTTTGCGCCAAACCAAGCTGAGTCTTATACGGCTGATGAATTTATTGGTGGATCATTTAGTGGAGGCAGTGTAACCGCAAGCACACTTTCGGGGTTTGGATCTGGACTGGTTGTACCCTACGGCGCGTTTCAAGATAGCACTGATCAAATTGCTGCGAATACAACAACTGCTTATCCAGTAACGTACAACACAACTGATTATTCAAACGGAGTTTTTGTTGAGAGTAGTTCAAGAATTACTCCTTATATAAGCGGTTTATATAATCTTCAATTTAGTATTCAATTTGTTAATACTGATTCGCAAATTCATGACATAGATGTTTGGTTTAGAAAAAATGGTACAAACATAGCGAATTCAAATTCTAGGTACTCCGTGCCAAACAGTCATGGTGGTGTAGATGGGCACTTAATTGCCGCGCTTAATTTTTTTACAGAGTTAAACGCCAGAGACTACATAGAAATCATGTGGAAAACTGACGATGTCGCTGTTAGTATCCAAGCGTTACCTACTTCGTCTAGTCCAAGCAGGCCAGCCATTCCCTCTGTAATTGCAACGCTATCATGGGTTTCTGCTATTCCTAACCGATTTGTAATTAACCCAACAAAGTCTCTTACACTAGCTGGCTATGCGCCAACTGTAACTATTGCGTGAGATAAATCATGGCTACGAGAACCATCACTCTTAACGGACAGACGCTCACTTGGGATACAGGTGCGGGCGTTCGTGATAAAGCCGATGCCTATAATTCTTGGAAAGATGCAGGAGCGTCTGATGCTGCAATTAAAACTGCATTAGAAAAAGCTTTTGGTGAAACAATTCCCGATAAAGATTGGACTTATCTTGGTGGGTACGCTGCGACGACTCGCGCTATTAATAACGACAACAAGATAACTGCTGATGAATTTGCTGGACTTGAAAACCAAGGGTTTCAGCCTGCTGAGATTGCTAATCTAATTGGTGGTATTACTGGGGAAGTCCCGCCTCTCGCTGAAATTCAGCAGTTAGACACGGCTGCATCGGCGCTAAGTTCTGGTGCAAATACTGGTGCAAATACTGGTGCAAATACCGGTGCAAATACCGGTGCAAATACGGGTGCAAATACGGGTGCAAATACGGGTGCAAATACGGGTGCAAATACGGGTGCAAATACTACAACCACCACAAACAAAGGACTTACTACACTACTACCGTTTGGGAACCCGGATTACACCTGGAACACTGAAGGAACGTTAGGATCAAAACAAGCACTCGTCCAAAAGATGAAAGACGACGGGTTTACTGTAGCCCAAATCCGAAACGAAATCAGCAGATTAGAACCGGACAAGTCTGCCTTAACTGAAGCCAACTTTAAGTTACTTGGGTTGGAAGCCGTACTACCTAAACCTGCTGATACGGCTACAACAACCGCAGCAGCCGCAGACATACCAGCCTCAAGCAAAATCTATAACATCGGTGGGTTGCAGTGGAACAGTGGTGCGAGCTTAGATACCAAGAAGGGTTATGTCCAAGACCTGCTAAAGATGTACACGCCGGATCAAATTAAATCCATCATTAGGTACAACGACCCAGCAAATGCCACTGATGAAAACTTTGCACTTCTAGGTTTACCTGCGGGTGCTTCTAAAGCTGCGACACCAACTGGGTTTAGCGCACTGTATAAAGCTCCTACTGAACTAGCACCGTCGCGTGGACTAGGTGCGCTTGTTTCTCAGTATGTTGGTCAGCCTAATTTGCGGACGATGACTCGTTCGATTGGGCCTGAAGGTATGGGCAAGCTGACTGAGCAGCCTTCAGCAGCTCTTTCCTATGCAACTCGCCCTGGCGGTATTGGAGAGACTCAATACTTTCAAAATATACGTGATTTCTTTGCAGATCCTAAAGTTACTCCGCAAGATGCCGCTTATCAAATGTCTCGATACAACATCCCTGAGACAGACATACAAGCTGCTATCGGTTTGACACCTACACAGTTCTTTGCTCAAAAACAATTAGCTGCGGATAGACAAGCTGCTTTGGATGCCGCAAAGCAAACCAAAGTTGAAAAAATTGAAGCTTTACCCCCTCCTTCGCTAACTTATGGTGGAGCACCTATTTCTTTAGGAACAAATACTGGGGGCGCGGGTAATACTGTTGGTGGGGCAGGTAATACTGTTGGCGGAGCAGGTAATACTGTTGGCGGAGCAGGTAGTACTGTTCTGGGTGGTGAAGGATCTTCGTTTAGTGGTGGTGCAGGTGGTATAGGTGTTGGTGGCGGCGTTGGCGGCGTTGGTGGTGTAAGTGATGTGGATAGTGGTGCTAGCGACAACGACTCCGTAATTAGCACAATCTTAAAATCAATAGTCGGACCTTCCCAAGAACCCGCGCCTATTAGAAGAGCGGGCGATCCAGACACGCCTCCACCACCTACCGAAGATAATAGAGCAGGGGGGCCGATAGCCCTTGCCGAAGGGGGTGATACAAAAATGGCTGGGGAGCAGAAGTTCTCGTTTGAGGATTTCGGTCTTAAGCCTGCCACGGTAAAAGATGTAGACCTGCGTACCCCCAGAGATGTGCTCTTTAATCCTGAACTTCGTGGGTTAGAAGCATTAGTTTCATCTCGTATGACACCTAGAGATTACGAAGATTTGCTAATCCGGCAGGGTCGTACTGGTAGAGAATATTTAAAGTACCTTCCTGATATTCGTGTTGGTGGTGCGGCAACGGGCGACATTCGTCCGCTTAACTATTACTACGCCGAAGGCGGTGACGTTGGTCGAGGGTTGGGCAGTATTGCCATGAAAGGCTATGCTCAAGAGATGGCACAGAAAGGTCGGTTTGGCGACACGATGCTAGCTCACATTAGCCCCGAAGAAGCTCAGATGCTACAAGCCGCAGGTGGTGCGGGTACTATAAACCCACAGACGGGCCTGCCTGAGTTTTTTAGTTGGCGTAAAACGTTAAAAGGGATTGCTAAAGTAGCGCCGTTCATCGTGCCATTTATTCCTGGAGTAGGTCTTGCTGCTAAAGCACTAATTTCTGGTGTTGCTGGTGGTCTTGGCGGCGAGAAAGGCTTTGACTTTAAACGCGGTCTGATGTCAGGCTTGATGTCTTATGGCATTGGTAGTGCCGCACAAAATCTTGGACTTACAAGCGGAGCCGCACCCACAGGTGCAGAGGCAGCGGCAACATCTACGAGTGGGCTTACCCCACCAGTACAGGCATTAGGGGATGCTGGGGAAATTGCTAGGACAGTTGTCAATCCAACCGGAACTGCTTCTTTGGATTTTCCTACAAATGTCGGCGTACCTGCTGGAGACGCTAGCGTAGCTGAACAAGTGCGGGGAATGGCTCCTAGTTCAAATACCTTACAAGGGTATGTAGGCCCAGAAAGTCGTATAGGTGCAGCACCAACTCCACAATCGTTCACAGACAAACTAACTGCTGGGTTAGAAAAAGCCCAATCAGTGGTAGATCAACCCATAAGCACCATGTATGCGTTGCCGTTGGCAGTTGGTTCAGCCGGTATGGTGTCTGAAGGTGATAAGTACGCGCAGGCTATGGCAGCACAGGAAGCGGAAGAAGAACGTAAAAGGCGGCGTGGGGCAGATTTGTTTGCCGAAACACTTGGACGTATACCATTCCGTGCAGCTTCAGGAGGTATGGCTGGGCTTGGCGCACTTGCTGCGGGGGGTGCCACTGGACCTGCTAACGAACCACGCACAATAAATGGCGCAGGGGATGGCATGAGTGATAGTGTGCCTGCTACCATCGAGGGTGTTCAAGAGGCGCGTCTTGCCGATGGTGAGTTTGTGATTCCTGCCGATGTTGTTGCAGATCTAGGTAACGGCTCCAGTAATGCTGGGTCTAAGAAACTTTACGCCATGATGGATCGAGTTAGAAAAGCACGACATGGCACAACAAGACAACCGCCCGAAGTAGATACGGGTCGTTTGATGCCTGCTTAAGGAAATAGCTATGAGCACTACGCAAACAATTACCACCGCAGCCGAGATACCAAAAGTCCTAGAACAGTTTTATTTAGGAACCGGCAAACAAGGCGAAACAGGATATCAGCCAGGACTCATTGGTCGTGGTATATCTGAAATATTTCCAAGCGGACTTACCGGTGCCGATGCGTATAGAGAGCAGTTTAAAACACTAGAACAAGCCGGATTGTTGGGTAGAGGCAGTGTTGCTGGTCTTTCGCCTTTTCAAGAAGCAGTAGGTACGCAGCTTGGTACGATGAGCGCAACTCCAAGCCAGTACGCACTTGGTACGCAGGCTGGACAATCAGCGGCATCAGGACTGCAAGCACTACAAAATTACCAAAGCATGGGTGTAGCTGGGCCACAGCTAACTACCTTTCAAATGGACCCTGCTCGGCAATTCAGCGCCGCAGAAGCCCAAAGTTATATGTCGCCGTATATGCAGTCGGTTGTGGATCGTCAACAGGCGGCGGCACTTAAATCAGCTAGAGAAGCACAGTTAGGACAGAATCTTGCTGCGGCGCGTCAAGGCACTTATGGCGGTGCTAGACAGACTCTTCTCCAAGGAGCAAGGGAAGCCGGACTCCAGTCAACATTGGCCGATATTCAGGCTAAGGGTCTACAGTCTGCGTTTGAAAATGCACAGGCACAGTTTGAGCGTGATCGCGCAGCGCAGATGGGTGTTGGTAGTCAGAACCTGCAAGCAGCACTTGGGGTACAACAACTTGGTGCAGGCCAAAACCTACAAGCCCAACTAGCTAATCAAGCAGCACAGCAACAAGCAGCACAAACTCAACTTGCTGCGGCACAAGGGCTTACTGGACTTGCTGGTCAATTTGGTCAGCTTGGTACGCAACAACGTGCGGCAGAACTTGATACGCTTAAGACGCAAGGTGCGTTTGGTGACTTACAACGTGCCATTGAGCAACAGAAGATGGACGCTCAGCGTCAACAACTTACGGATCAAGCTCAATACGGTTTGACTCAAGTGGGGCAACTCTCTAACTTGCTGCGTGGTATCCCGATGCAGGGTTCAACACAAACAGCAACAACGCCCCCACCGAGCTTTGCTAGTCAGTTGACTGGCTTAGGCTTGACAGGAATTGGGCTGTATAACATGCTTGGCGGGGGTCCAAAATGAGCCTTCGGACATTAGAAAAAGCGATTAATAGGACCGCAGATCGTACGGTTGGTGACATTGTTGCCACTTATGGATCTAACGTGCAACGTCTGAAGATGGACGCTGCTGCGGGAAAGATTGACCCCACGACGGCACTTATGGCGATGATGACGATCCAACGGATTGTCGCTGCAAACACTCAACCACCGTCCGGCACAACCGTGGCACAAGATACTGGGATGGCACCTCCCCCACAACCGATGATGCCCCCACCTGCTGCACCGCAACAAGCTCCAGTCGGTATGGCCTACGGCGGTCAAGTTGCTATTAGTAATAACCAAGTACCATCACCTGCGATGGAGCGTGGCATCTCCGGCCTACCTGTGCCTGACAACATGTTTGACTATGCTGATGGCGGCATGATTGCATTTGCTGGTGGTGGGGATGTACAGCGGTTTGCTCTGGGTGGTCAGATGGAGTTATTTCCTGAACTAGATCGGTTCGGGCAACCTAAACCAAGACTAAGTGGTGCTCCAAGACCTACTGGCACGACATTCGCTCAAGCATTTCCAAGCGCAGCGGCAACACCTGCTGCTGCGACACCATCAATGTTTTCTCGTGGATTAAGCTTTTTGAGTCGTTCGTTTCCAGGCGCAGCAGCAATAGGAACTGCCTTGTTCGGCTCGGATGACCTAAATGCTAATGAAGCAGAGACATTAGCAGTACTTAAACGTCTATACGCTTTGGGTTATACGCAAGAACAAATTAACGCAATGAAGCCTGAAGAGGCTAAGCGTGTCGCTATTGCAAATAAACCGCCTCAAGAAACATTCCCGCAAGCTGCGGCGCAACAAGCTGAGGCAGAAGCGCAAGCTGCGGCTAATAAACCGCCACCCCCGAAAGTTCCTGCTGCTGCACCCGCAGCACCGGCTGCTGCCCCTGCAAAACCTGTTGAGCTTGGACCTGTACCCATGTTGTCTGCTGCACGCTCTGCCGCAGAAGGTACGTTACAAGCAGAAGGGGGTAAAGATATTCCGGTGGTTCCTGGGCTTTCGCAAATCAGAAGTGAACGAGTCAAACAGCTTACTGATGAAGGTTATGACTTCAATCTTCTCAAAGATATGGTTGCTGAGAACCGCAAAGATATTGAAGCGGTTCCGCAAAAACGAAAAGAAGCTGCCAATATGCGGGTTCTCGAAGCAGGATTAGCCATTCTAGGCGGCGCGTCACCACATGCGTTTGTCAATATTGGCAAGGGTGCTGAAGGTGCCGTAAAAGGTTACGCTCAGGATATTAAAGAGCTTGACAAGCTTGAACGTGATTACAAGTTGCAGGAACGTCAGATTCGTACGCTTCAAAACAAAGAAGCCGCAGAGTTTACGAAGGCAGACCAAGTACGTTTGGATAAAGCTATTGAGCGGCGTGACAACGCTCTGGATAAATACAACTTACGTGTTGATAGACTTGCCGGGATTATGTACGAAGGCGAAATGGGTCTATACAAGCAGAAGGCACAAGATGCTGCGGCTATGGAGCGTACTCAGGCGCAGGTTAGAGGACAGTTAGAATCGGCAAGGATAGGGGCTAGTAGACCTTCACAACTTTCAGAGTTGCGAGATTTGTTCCGTAGCAGTAATCCTGAAGATAGACGATTAGCTGAGTCGTTTATTGGTCAGAACAAGATGGGCAAACTCACATATGAGGAAGCTATGAAGATAGTAACAAGCAACCCAAGAAATCTGAGTAAAAGTCCCGCTGAATTATCAAGGTTAGCTAGAGAAGAAATGCAGCGAGCAGAAGGCGGAACTGCTGCCCCAGCTCCGGTCAACTACTATGAAAAATACGGATTAGCTGCTAAATAGGGGGCATCATGGCTGAAGGTCGTTATGACAGGGTCATCCGTAATGTAAGAAAGATGATCTCGCAGGGTGCTCCTGAATTTGATATTGATGGGTATCTTGATTCTGAAGGACTTACCCCATCACAATTTAAACGTATCGTCGAAGGTCCGACAATTGGCGGACAACTCAAGGAAGCCGTCAAGGGCATAGTGCCTGGAGCGATTGGGCTTGTTGAGCAAGCTGCTGTTGGTGCGTCTGCGCTCTTACCTGACCAGTATGAAGCTGGTGCACAGGAAGCCATTCGTGGAGTTGCTGCCGCAGCGAAGAAACCATTTGCACCTGAAGCAGGGTACGAAGAATCGGTAGGTCGTAAGTTTGGTGAAGCGGTAGGTTCGTTTGGACCGTTCTTGGGTTTAGGTGCACTGGGTGTCGCAGGTCGTGTCGGAGCAGGTGCACTAGCTACGGGGTCTGGTGCGGGTGAAGCGTTAACACGTGCACAACAAGAAGGTGCGACTCCTGGGCAGCAGTCTCTATCCACAGGACTTGGTGCCGTTGTGGGTCTGTCTGAACTTATTACACCGTTCAGAATCTTATCGCGCATACCTGAAGGCGAAGTATTAAGCGCGGCTAATCGCATAAAACGTGTCGCACTTGCCGGTGGAGAAGAAGCTGCACAAGAAGCTGCTGCTGGGTTAGCACAGAACTTAATTGCTCGTGGCGTTTATAAACCTGAACAACAACTTGTTGAGGGGCTAGGCGAACAGGCTGCATATGGTGGTGCGGTTGGTGCGTTGGCACAAGGTCTTTTAGATGTTGCACTTGGACGTAGAGCTAAAACTGCGGCTACACCGGCACAACCCACTACCCCTGCGGTAGAAGAACAAGCAACTACGGCAGCGGTTACGCAACCTGCTGCACCTACAACATTTGCCCCCGTACGCGGTGTACCAGAGACTGCTACACAGCAAGACCTCTTTACAGAAGAAAACATTCAGCGCACCGCACAATCAACACGTGATGCTCAGGACCGTCTGTTTAAGTTGAGAGATGAATTTGATCTTTATCAGCGAGAGAACGAAAGACTTGCGGCAGCTTATGAACGTGAAACTGATCCTACTAAAAAGCAGCAGATCTACGATCAAGCAGTAGCACTTGCAAAGCCACTCAGCGAACTAAAGACTCAGATCGAAGCTGTAAAAGGTACGCTTGGTGCAGCGGAAGGTGCACGCCCTGGCACTGGAGAACCGCAGCTAGATTTTGAAGCTCCGTTGCCTAGTATCGGTGATCGCGTTGGACAAGTTACTAAGACTGAGTACCGACCAGATACAGGGGCGGTTATTGGCGAAGAAGCCGCAGCTCCACGTTTGAACGAGCAGCAACAGCGCATGCTGGAAGAACAGCGTGTGCAAGGTATTCGTGACAAGATCGCAGCAGGAGAACCCGTAACCCAAGCGGACATGATGCGGGTTAAGTTCTTAGAGCGTGATCAGTATCAAGAGGAAGCAGCTAAACCGACCCCTGAGTTAGACCTATCGCAGCAAAAAGTAACTAGGTTTCCATTAACGCTTCAGCGCACGGACATCGAGCAGCAGAAGATGAAAGTGCAGGAGCAACCTGCTGCACCAGAAACTCGTCCTGTGACAGAACAGGACTTTCGTACGATGGGAGTTGCTGCAACTAACAAGAAGTTACGCAGTGAGTTGTTAGGTAAAGATTTATCTAACCCCGAAGATCGTAGGTTTGTGAAGGAGCGTCTTGAGGCTTTTGCTTCAGACCCTAATCGTAGTCCTGGCATTGTTAAGAAGGTTGAGAACTTTTTAGATAGTCCTATATTCTTTGAGCAGATGGAGTTACCGTTAGCTCCGAGGAGAAAACAACGTGTCAAACAACCTAAGCAACCTGTCGCCGGAGCAAGTCAGCCAAGCGTTCCTGTACCTGACCAAGGAGCTGCCGTCGCTGCCCCCGGACCTGAAGCACCTGTCACAACTGGAGTGGGCGAACCTGCATTACGCGCTGAGCCACGTGATGTGGCAGAAGGAAAACAGCCCGCTCCAGTAAATCCTGAAGTAGAAACCCTTCGTAAGCAATATCAGCGCAGGGTGGAGAAGGGAACAATGGAGCTTGCTGATGCTAAGCCCATCGAAGATTTGTTGGCGAATCCAACACCGGAAAACATCAATCAAGCGCGTCAGATCCTAAAGGGCACTGCCACCGTAGGAGAAGGAGTTGTCGCGGGAGTTGCGCTTACTCCTGAAGAACAACGTGCGTTAGATAAAGAAGCAAAAGCTACAGTACGTAGAGAAGGCGCGGGGACAGTAAAAATTCCTGGCACGTTGTACCGCACGCAAAGGTCTGAAGAACAAGCTGCGGGTATGGACCCTGCAATCGTTGAAGATTATGTTGCTCAAATTGTAGACGGTTGGAAAAACGCGCCTGTCATTGATGTTGTCAATACACCTGCCGACTTACCAAAGCGGTTACGTGAAGGCACGGATATTCAGCCTGGGTTGTTTGATCCTGTCACGGGGCGTGTGTTCGTTATCGCGTCTAATCTTAAAAACGAATTAGACCTTTTCCAAACAGTTTTGCATGAAACCGTAGGGCACTACGGTATGCGTTCGCTTCTTGGGGATAGCTACACCCGAGTAATGAACAACCTGTACAACGGCAACGAAAAGGTACGGGAAGCTGCAAAAGAAAAGATGGAGGCAAACTCCAAACTAACCAAAGAAGTAGCGGTTGAAGAGTTTTTAGCTGAAGTCGCAGAGAGGAACATTAAGCCAAATCCAAGCAAAGCTGACAAGAGCCTTGGCAATCAGATCGTTAGGTTCTTCCGTAATGCGCTTAGAAAGTTGTTTGGTAAAAAAGCAGACTTGATCTCTGATACAGAGGTGCTGGATATCGTTGCTGAAGCTCGGATGTTTGTGCAAACGGGCACCCCTACGCAAGGTTATAAAAATGTTTCAGATAGAGAAGTGCCGCTTTACCGTACCCCAGAAACAAGTGCGTTCAAAAAATGGTTTGGTGATAGCAAGATAGTTGACAAAGACGGGAAGCCGTTAGTTTTATATCGTGGAATACAAGGCGATGCGGAGGGGGCACTCAATGCTGAGCCAAGAGGGAAGTACAACGTTTTTGCATCGGATAGCCCAGACGTTGCTGCCTCATATGGTATGCCAGACGAAACTTTCGGGACTCCCGGTTCTATCCTTCCGATATACGTCAAGGCAGATAAACTAATTGAGTTCCCCGTAACTGTAGACCGATACGGTTCACGTAGTTTTGACAAGATAGAGTTTGACCGCCGCGCTAGACTCCTTGCCCCTGGCGAAGTTCTTGTAGCCAGACAGGTAGTTGATATCGGGCCTATGTCTCGTGAAGCGTATGCGGTAGATAAGGAAAAAAAGTACTCCTACTATAGTGATGTCTACGCACTTGGCAGGGGAACTTCAGTTAAATCCGCCGTTGGCAACCGAGGAACGTTCGACCCCACAAGTCAAGATATCCTTTATCGCACTCCAACACCCGCACTAACAGCAGCGGGGCAGCAAGCACAAGCAGCGGTAGCTGCTATGGCAGGTATAACAAATGCCAAGCCCAAGGGTCCGCAGATGTCTACGCTTCAAAAAGTTGGAGCGTTCTTCCAAGACCCTGCATACCGTCAAGAGCAGATCGATAAGTTCCGTGTGCAGGTAGCGTATAAGGGTGCGGCTGCTGAGTCGAAGCTCGCCATGCTCAACCAGTACAACGGCAAGATCCGTGATGCGTTAGGTAACATTCGTCCTGATGTGTTTATGACTGCTGCGGAACATGCCGATACGATGGCTGTTGCCGTGATGAAGGATGGCAAGTTAAAGCTTGATCCGAAGGTGGGCTGGGTTGCAGAGAAGGGCACTGCTTCCTTCCAAGGTGTTATCGATAAGATCAAGGATCTTGGCACCAAGCTAGGCGATCAGCAGCTCGCGTTTAAATTAGCAAACGATGCGTTTATTGCTCGTCGTGCGAACTACTTCAAACAGCACCCGCAACTTGGTATCTCTGGCTTACCTGATGATGCAAAGATCAAAGCAGGTATGCAAGCCTTCAAAGACTTCCCTGAGTTAGAAGCTGCGTTCAAAGAGTTCACCACATTTAAGAACAACTTGATTGATGCGGGTGTCGATGCAGGACGCTTTAGTAAAGAGCAAGCTGCCGAGTGGAAAGAAGCTGCGGACTATGTACCGTGGAACCGTATCAAAGATTATGAGGACAAGATTGCTACAAGTCCTCAAGCGTACTTCCGTGGGTTGACCAACCTCAAGCAGATGAAAGAGATCCGAGGCGGCACCGACGAGATCAACGACATCTTTGACAACATGGTGGGCCTGTCCTTCTGGCTTGTTAACGGTGCGATACGCAACCATGCTGCGGTGCAACTTACTGACGCATTTGTATCCAACGGGTTAGGTGCGCGGCAGGTACGCCAAGGACAGCCTGGAGTTGACCCCAACAAGACAATCTATATCTACCGCGATGGCAAGCCTGAAGTCTATGAGTACGAGTCGATAGCAGATGTTTATGCGTTCAAGGGTGTGGAAAGCATGGGGGGTCCGATCCTCAGCAGCTTCACTGCGTTCGCTAACATCTTACGGCGCACGACCACAGCTACTCCTCAGTTCGCAGCAAGTCAGTTATTCCAAGATGCGTATCGCGCCACGGTGACATCAGGCGTGAAGAATCCGTTTGAGGTTGCTGCCAAAGTCTTAACAGGTGCAGTGGGTGCGTACCGTGGGGATGCCACGACACAGCAGCTTGAGAAGTTTGGGATTGTGGGCGCATATGACCTGATGCCTGGACGTGCCAAGGATGAGATCGAGAAAGAGTTTGGGATTCGGCAGCGGTCTGTGCTTGAGAAGGGGCTGTCGTTCATGGAGTCATTCTCCATCGCCTCTGATGCCTCGTTGCGTAAAGCAGTCTTTGAGCAGACGTTAGAAGAAACTAAGTCGCCGCAGTTCCCCGATGGTGACGTGCTGCTTGCACGGTATCGCGCTCAAGAAGTCATCAACTTCAAACGGCAAGGTGCAAACCGGACGGTGGGTCTAATGCGCCAACTCATTCCGTTTATGAACGCCTACATCCAAGGTATGGATGTGTTCTACCGCACAATGACCGGACGTGGGGTTGC